GTTTTTACGTCTCCTATTACTACATTAGTAAAGTTAAACGTATGTGAGTGTCCTGAGGTCATTGTAAACACATCCCCTAAAGAAGTATCTACCGTTATTGCAGCCGCTGAAGTTAATGCAACTGCTGAAGTATATTCTACCCCTAGTTCTGCATTTGTTACAATGTTGTCATTTAACATTGCTTCAGTTACAAAGTTGTTACCATACACTTCATTGAAGTTGTCATTTAATTTGTCAAAGGCATTTCTTAACTGGTCTCCTGTACCATCATTTGCTACTGTGCCTATATTTACGGTTTGTTTAGCCATTTTTTTTTATTTAGTATTCGGTTGCATCTGCTCTATATTGAGTCGTGTCTGCTAAAATTAAATTTGTATCTACGGTTAGTAACGAACCATCTGCATCAAAAGGGTAAACTCCACCCCATCCATTTGCTTCGTTTACGTTACCAAACCAACTTACTGCATATATACTCCCCCAATTCATAAGCATTGTGGTTTAGAGTCAATATTTATAGTAGACTGGTTAGAGTTATCCCCCCACCAAGAACTACAATAAATTTCTCCCCAATTAATAACATTTGCCATATTATAACAATATATTTTTTACCTTTTTGTTATTTATGTTTTTAAGGTATTGAGTCAGTTTTTGCACATTCTCTTGTTTAGGTTTGTAACTACCTACTTTTTTTCTTTTTACAGTACCCATCCACTAAAATTTGAATCTTTGTCAGGATGTACGTCATCGTTTGTATTTGAATTGTATTCAGGAAACAAAGTATTATTAAAACTCATATAAGAAATAAAACGGTCTGTATAATATTGTGCAGTATCTCGTTCTTTTTCAATTAAAAAATCTACTTCTTCTTTTGATACATTTTCTGCATTCTCACTAGAGTGTTTAAATACTCCCTTATTTGCTATTGTATAAGCTGCGTAAGGTAAATATTCAACCATAGCCCAATGAATTAACATAGGCTTTACGTGTACGTTTACAAGGCTTAAATAATCACCTGTTAAAGTACCTGCTATAATATCGGCTTGTATCTTCTTAAATAGGTCTGTTCCTAAAAAGTTTTGTATGTGTATGTCTTGAGAGATTTTAATGTACTGAATAAACTTATCCGTGTCTACGTTTCCGTTCATTGCAGTAAATTTTACTACGTCTGCTCTTCCTATTAATAGTGCTTCTGCCATTTTTTACTTATTTACAAATCCGTTGTTTGGCATATCCGTTGGTCGTTTAGCCACATTTGAATCATTCTTTTCAGGTGTAAACCCTTCCTTTTTTGCCTTGTTTACGCTTACCTCTGCTTTTGGGTTTTTTGCATCTGGTTCTACTCCTTTTGCCATATAAGTTTTACGCATCCAAAAATGATGGCACGAACCTCCACCTTTAAACTCCCAGATTGAGTACGTGTTTGCACCACCAAGTCCCCAACCTGCATTTACAGCTTGGCTTCCCATTTGAATTATATCTTCTTTGCGATATATCTTTTTTGCAGCTACCATTTTCTTACAAAATTCTCTACTATTTGCAGCTACTTTTAAAGGTGCATACTGATAACGTACCTTGAATTTTAAACCGTCAGCTTCTCCATCTTGTTCGCTTTTTGCATTAGGTCTTGCAGCACCAGTTGAAGCCAAACCAATCATTTTATCTAAAGCTTCTTCTTGTTCGTAGTCTACTGCTCGTTCATCTACTAATTCCCATTCATCAAGGTTTTCTTCTTCTCCAAATTCTTCTAACAAGTCAAATGCTTCGTCATCATTAAAAGATTCTTCTTTAGATAATTTAGTACTATCACAACAAGATAATTTAACACCAGTTTCTTCTTCTCTAGATTCGTCTGTTATTGCGTTATCTGTTTCAATGAATTCAAGCGGTTGTAACGTCTTAAAATATAATTTAAGTGATATACCATTAAAAGCTAATATATCGTCAATACAGTCTATTAAAAGGTCTTGATAAGGCTTTATAGTAACGTTGTTAAATAGTAGTGAAGCTGTTTTTATTTCGTCAGCATTATTTCCTAGTCCGTTGTTACCTGTTCTAATACCTAAAAGTAAAGGGGAAGTAATACGGTGTGCAACCATTAACTTATTAGAGCATTCAGTAGATAAATATTCGTAATGTGCAGGAGCATCATTTAAAGGTACATCGTCAATAGTAGTTTTACTTTCTGCATTGTTGTTAAATGCTATAATTACCTTTTCTCCACGTGAACCTGTAAGCTTGTGCATTACATCGTTCTTAATACTTAACTGTTGTTCTCTGTCAGGTATTCCGTTGTTGAAGTTTACTACCTTCGTACCACTAAAACCATTTTGCACATCGTTAATTAAGTAGTCAGATACTTCTGATTCTAGTTCTGCATAGGCTAATGCACCTTGATAATCTACTGGACAATAATAATCGTAACCAGATACATATTTTTTAGCTATTTTTATTTCAGGTTCTGTACCATTACCATATCCAAAGGAAGCAATACGTTTAGGTTTGTCATTTGGTTTTATTTTAGACCAATCGTAATGATAATAGTAAGCTTCTATTTTTCCATCTTCGTTGCATTTTTCTGCACGTAATGTTTGACGTGGAAAGTGTTCTGCTTTATATACTTTTTTGTCTTTGTAAAGTATTTGAAAACTTGCTTCTCCTAATAGTTTTAAATCTAATGCAGATTTACGCAAACAATCATTAGAAAATATAGAACGCATTGCAGCGTATTCTTCTGTTTTACTACTACTATCTAAAGCATCTAAACCTTTTCCGTATATCATAGAACTTACACCGTTAATAATAGCGTTGTTAGTAGCACTATTGGTATAAAGGTCTATTAAGTAGTTGTAATAATTGTTGTCGCTTCCGTAAGCTATCCAATCTTTTCTTTTGTCTTCTACTATTTCAGGTTTGTTGTAAGTAGATAAATTTAAAACGTGTAATCCACCTTCTTTTTTGT